AGGAAAGCATGGCTACGCTGGTTACCATCAGTGATCCGCCTTCGGGCCGATCACAAACGGTGGGATACCAGTCAAGCTCTTCCCCTACTACTGTGGGGCCTTCGAGGGGTTTTTACTCCCCGTCTAGAGCTTAACGCCGAGAAACTTTGCTGGGAGGTTCAGCGATAGCTGACCTTGCACCATCGGTCTTATTAGATCGTCAAGTTTCTTAATACTATGGGACTCTGGTACGGATCCGTACTCATCCCCATAGCAAGCATACGATTCATCTTTCTGACCCCTAATATAGGGGTACAATGCTTTTGCATCGATGAAATCGTTTGGAGCAACTCTGGTAATAGCTTTTGCTATCTCATCGTTGCTATATGAACTAAAGTCGACCGGTAGGCCTTCATTATGTTCTTCATAGTATGGCCAAACTACAAATCTGTAGGTTTGGACATACGGTCGGGTATTGAAAACCGATAGGTTTCCTGTCCCCATTAGGAGTTCCTGGAAGAGATTTCCTCTAGAAACTCGTTTGACAAATTCGTCGACAGACAAAATGTCATTATCCGCTGCTTGGGCAATAGTCCAACGCGGATTGTCATTTGGAAATTGAGCTTTTAGCTCATTCCAAGTGATAAATGGCGCATTACGAATACTTCGTATAAACGTCATCAATTTTTCCTGGGATTTAACGATTGATTCAATCCCACGGGAAGATATATTAGAATTGAGTTTTCGGAATACTTTCCGATCATCCTCAGTATCTAATCCCAACAAAATTCGGTTTACTAACCATTTTGTTGGTTCAGGACTACGTTCGAGCCAATATTTTGTCTCGGACCTCATCCCTAATCCAAAACCTCCAACTGTTGTTGGCAGGAAGATGGATGCAAACGCACGAGGGTTCACCGGCTCCTTTGGGAGCAACGGGCCCATGCGTTGAATAAAAAGTTTCCTAATGGAAAGCTTTTTACTTTCTGTATAGTAGCGGTCGTCGATAGGCAACCATTCTATACATCCTGCAAGTTGTCGGGATTTACCAATCGCGACATTCTTGTTATCCTTCTTCAAAAGGGTCGATTGACCTCTTTCAAGAAGGCGAACCTTGACCGAATCGACAATAATCGATTGACTATAGTCGTCCGGATCAAAAGGTTTTCCGTACTGGAGATTTGATAGATTTATCAATCTCTCCGTGTACTTTACACATCTAGTGGAATAACCGTGTTTTTCCACTGATATGATTGAACCAGATTCCCGATGTAATCGGGTAATGGTTTTTAAGTAGGTGATAGGCCCTCTTGCTAGATGGTCGTCACCTCCTATGTGGATATAGCGCCAGTCCCGATAGGGACTTGGCTCATTATCCAATAAACGCTCTAAAGAATTTGTGTAATTGAGAAACGATAGTTCCTCTACGCACAAGTTTAGCAGCGTCAATGATGGTTTAGCTATTGGCTCACCCATCATAATTCCTCTAGTGGAGATAATGCTATCGCAATCATCCATGAGGATAATCCTTGGTCCAATAAGATCAAGGACAGTGTCAACGTACTGGCTTGCTTCTGCAAGACCATATCCGTTGATGAATCCGCGGAGAATTGACTTTGTTAAGTCAAACTCCTGCGCATTTGTCGCATCAGTTAGGTCACTCGATAGAATGGCCTCTGGAGACTCAGTCTCATCTTGATGCGAACACTGCATTCGCAAGCCTTTTGGCTTGAGTTTGCATAAACCCTTCACAGCCTCAAAAGCTTGATCCTGTCGGTGAAAGCTTGAGAAGACAGAAGGGTGAAACTTCATTGCCTCAACCAATAGGTGGGCTAATGGAGCTTGTAGTATACCCAACCAGTATTCTGATAGGGTTACTATTCGGGCCTTATTTCCCAATTCTGGGACAATTGAGGCTCTTAAAGTGGGAGTGGGAGATATTTCTTTCCACGCCACGTACATGAGTTGTTTCCCTGTGACTTCGTCCAGGCCGACTATTCTATCGAAAAAGCCGTCGAAATACTCATCTTCTTCGAGGAAGTCACCATAAGGTGCCTTTTCTCGAAATAAAGTCTTCCATAAGGGCCGATAGGCTCTAATCGAGACTTTTCCAAAGGGGGTTTCCTCTATTGAGTTCCTCCTTGGCATAGCAGTGAGATTACGCTTAATAGCGTCCATCACTGCTGCCGCCTGAGCGCCCTTTCGGGTGCTAAAGGTGTACTCACCCGAAGATGTTACACTAAAGTGTAAACATCCTGGGTGGATTGACGTCGGACGGATCTTTCGACAGAGAGATCCAATCCGGCGCGCAGTCTGCGACATACGAACAATATGTTCGTCTGTCGAGACAGGAGCCATAGTAAGTACCGATTGGTACTTACGTCTGGCAATTTCTTCCGTCTTTTTACCCATATATGGCATCTGACGTGAAGATGTAAGGTGAGCCAATTGTTGCATTAGCAACATTTGATCACCCTCTCGGGCTCTAATCCTTCTAACGAAGGAGAGCCCGTCCAGTCTCCTGAAGATATTTCCTCTGGAGACCGTTAAAGGTTCGAGTGTGACAGTCTCAGAATATTCATGGAATAACTGAGTTGTCCACTGTTTCCACATGTCGACCAATGACCACAGGTCAGTTGCCCCGACATTAAAGATTTTTCGCACACACTGTCGTATGAGCAAGTAATCTGAAGACTTAAACATGAACGATTGTTCATGGGCAAGCCAAATAGAATCAACAAGTCCATTTATGAACTCGAAGATCCTTGTTAGGTGATTTTCTGATCTTCTGATCAGTATATTCACCACTTTACAGCCCAACCCGATGTCTCGGGTCAGAACTGTAAATAATCCTCTGCGATATCTCGCGCTATCCAGAGGAACGGTCTTTCCTCCAAACTTCTGTTTGGAGAGACTCCGACCCCGTACCTTTTCAAAGAAAAGGGAACCTTCGGGCATACGATAGTATAAAACCAAAGGTTCTTGGGGATTTGGGGACCCGAGGACCGGCAACAGCCGGTCCCACGAGGTCCCATGGTATCCCTTACCAACGCAGCCCTGACGGGTTTGCGCTTGGATAAGGAGATATCCGGAAGCCATGCTTTGC